TCTGGCAGAACTAGAACTAGAGAGTGCAAAGCTTGAAATTGCAGAGCGTTATCGCTTGGAAGTTGAAAAAACCAATAAAGATAATTTGAGCGCATCGGATAAGGCTCTTAAGCTAAAAGACTTGGAGATTAACAAGGCCAACGCTTTGACCATTGCGGAAGATAAGCGCAACCTTGCAATTGGAGCAGCTCGTCAAAAGATTATTGAGCCCATTGTGGATGAAATTGATCGCGAAACGCTGGGGATTCAGAGGCAAGCCTTGCAAATGGAGGCTCTGAAAGATGGACGCCTTGAGCTTACTTCCGCTCAAGAAGCCGAGCTGGCAGTCAAAGAAAGGTATGCGGATTTGGCCGCAGATGAACGAGACATTGCAAAGGGAGAACTTGATTTGCTCACTCAAATCATTGCTCAGCGCCTTGAGAATGTAAAACTATTGGAAAAACAAACCGCTTTAACTTCAGCCCAAAGAGGATTAGAGACCATTGGCACTGGTTTACAAGCTGGTTTTACTGGTGGCGCTGCAAATGTTTTTGAGCGAGCGATGGAGCAGTATGGTGACAGAGACTACGCCACTCAACTTGCCAATATTGAAACAGCGGCAATGCAACTCCGTAGCGTATTTGAAGGGCTACAAGGAGCAATTGCAGGGGTAAGCTCTGCATTTGCCAATGTCCTAACTGAAGGCGTTGCAAATATGATTAGCGGCACTGCCACCGCCAAGGAAGTGTTTGCAAGCTTCCTGCAAAGCATAGGACAAGCATTATCTCAGGCAGCCTCGCAAATGATTGCCACTTACATTGCCATTGGCATTGCAAAATTGTTTGCAGGACTTGGCGGAGGAGGCGGAGCGGACATGTCGAAATCTGGCATTACAGAAGGCACTCTTGCTCCCATGCGCCAATATACAGATGCGGCTGGAAATATGGCCCCTAACTTGACGTTTGCCAATGGCGGCATTGCCCCTGGCGGCTTCCAAGCATTTGCCAATGGCGGCGTTGTCTCTGGTCCCACTCTCGGCCTCGTAGGCGAAGGGCGTTATAACGAAGCCGTTGTGCCCCTTCCAAATGGTCGCGCCATTCCAGTGCAAATCAACGGCGAGCGTTCTGCTCGTGATTTAATGGGGCGCAATGCACCAGGCATGGCTAATGCTGCTCCGCTTACGCTTAAGTTTGAAAGTACAAAGATTAATGGCGTAGAGTATGTAAGCCGTGAGCAATTAGAGCTTGCAATGGCTGAAACACGCCGTGCTTCAATTGCAGGCGGTGCTACTAGGGGAATGAATATGGCTCTTGATAAGATACAACAAAGCCCATCCACTCGCTCTCGCATTGGCATCCGTTAATGGCTGATTTTCCTTCTATTCGCCCTGCATCAAGAACCTACTCGGCAGGGCAGTTCCCTCTTAAAACTTATCGGGCTTTATCAGGCGCTACGGTCAAACGCGTATTTGGTAATAAAGCTTATGGTCATTCCATTGAGCTTCAATTTACAAACATCACTGATGCAGTGGCCAAGCAAATCATTGATCATTACTATGGACAGAATGGCAGCGTAGACAGATTTGCTCTCCCTTCTGAAATGTTTTCTGGAATGAACCGCGCCTTTGGCGATGAGCTAAGAGCGCCAGACAGTATTTCCTGGGAATATGCAGAGCCTCCTGCAATTGAGGCTGTATTCAATGGGGTAAGCAATGTTACAGTGCGATTGATTGGTGAGTTGTCATGAGCGAGAAGATTATTGTTGCCAATTTTTTAGAACTTACCACGGCTAGTGGCATCACAGCTAGTGGAACTCCGATTAGTGGCACCACTCATCGTTATCAGAATTTTTTCTATGGCACAAATGATTCTCAAGTGGCAGTGCCTGGTACAAGCGTGCCGTTGTATGAATTTGCGCCATTCAGAGCAGAAGGCTCTCTTGCTTCATTGAACGGAGAAAATGCCTTGTTGCGCGTGCTATTCCCGCACAGTGAATTTAGCGTGGCATTAGTTGAAGAAGGCGATGGCAATAGGCTTAGTCGATTATCTTTTAAAACTGCATGGCTAGGCAACGCGGGAAGTCTTTCAAGCTACGAAAACTACTCCACAGTTGCATCGTACGACGAATACTACATTGGTGTGGGCGCATCGTTTGATGATACCACTGTTGAGCTGCGTTTTAGAAGCGCTATGGATAGCGTTGGAGCAAATTTCCCGCGACGTACGTTTAACACTACAAATGTAGGCATTTTGCCAGTGACAGCAGAAGTGAGCTTCCGCTAGTTATGAATGATCTTATTGGCTTGCAATATAAATGGGGGGCTTCTCCCGATGATGACTTCGGTTTTACAGACTGTTTCCAATTGTTTTGTGCAATCAGACGAAGGCTTGGTCTTTATGATTATGCTGCTGATTTTGCTTGGGCCTATGAGAACTATCAAGAAAATGCTCTTCCTCCATTGAGAATGGCTCGTTGGCTTTTACAAAATGCCGACAGAACACTTAGTCCATCGTCTGGTTGTGTGGCAATGCTTGGACAGCGCAGCGCATTGGGGACAATAGCAAACAAAAGCATTATTTGCATTGCTCCAAGAGGACGTAGTGTTAGCATTGCTTTATCGTCAAAGACGACAAGAGAATTCAACTGGTTTAAGCCAAAGGCCGATGCGTAAATTACTGCCCTACGAGCACCAATTAATTGAAGCACTTGGCATTACGGAACAAGAATACTGGCAGTTTTATCTTGCGCAATTAAATTACAGGGATGAAAAAGTAGGTACTGTTTTTGACGTACGCAATGAAGTGGGAACAATTGCCCTTGTTCTCACCATTGTTGGTACACTGGCGCAAGTTGGAGCGGCATTGCTTGCGCCCAAGCCAGAGCTTCCTGAGCAACAAAAAGTTGGCAAGCAAAGTCGCAATGCCATCTTTGGCCCACGTTATGGCTTCAATTCTTTTCAGGAAGTGGCACGCTATGGCGATCCTGTGAATTTGGTTTATACCAATAAAGAGGACGATAACAAAAGCGCTGGGGGACTAAGAGTTAATACGTCCTTGGTCTGGTCGGCTGTACAAAGCTTTGGCAACAAGCAATTCATTCAAATGCTTGGCGTTGTCGGAGCTGGAGATATTGAAGCTTATGAATATGGCTTCACTGCATTTGGCCAGGCCCCATTGGAGGATTTTCCTGCTCAAAAATACTGGCTCTATGGCAACAATGCCAGCGGTCCGCTAAAGTTTGGTGATTTTCAGCTTCCGCTTGGCAACGCAGAGCAAGACCCCAGTAAGGATGGGCAAGGCTCACAAGATTACACTTATCGAGCAAGCAAAGGCGGAGCCATTATCATTGATGGCTATAGCCAAGCATTTTCACCTTCTAGCAATAATACTCTTGGTCTTTACGACGTAGTGCCTATTAACGTGCTCGTATTAGAGCGCGATGAAAACGGCCAGTTGACTAAAGATAATGGAGACATTCTTGGTCGATCAAAAGATGACCTTGGCACTCGCATTTCCTCTGAAGATAGAGGCATATATTGGCCGCAATCATGGCAAGGCAGCGACAATCGCCCAAGGTTTCCAGAAGGCGCTTCTTTTACATTGCGCTTTGTTGAAACTGACGACAGGATTGATGATGAAGTGGAACGTGCTGCGCAGGACTATCGCATTGCCTTGATCAGCACAATGACAGCATCTAGCGTTTACAAGCTTGGTGCCGCAAAATTTAAGCTTACTAATGCCATTGAAACGAGGCAGGGAAGAGAAGGAGAATTCACTTTTCAATGCGTAGAAAGTGGCATTCTTTGCGAAGAAGACTATGGAACGACGAGCTATTTAGAGAACGAAGTAGAAACAGAAGAGCTTTTACAGCAAAAACGAGAAGAGCTTCAAGCTTTAGACGATGAAAGGAAAGGATATGGCAATATTTACATCGGTGAAGGGGCTGATGTATTTCTTGCATTGCAAGCTGAATTTGACCAAGTGGAGGATGAAATTGAAACACTCACTTCAATCATTAAGGGCACCATTGACGACGATTCCCTTTACGATGCGGCTAAAAATAGCGGACAGTTCAATGATCTAATTAAGCAGATTGATGGTATCGAGGACACGATTAAAGCTAAGAGAGATTTGATTGAAGAAAAGAACGATGAGATTGCAGATCTCTTAGACGATAAACCGCAGGGCTACAAAGGGCAAATTTCTAGCAAGAAGCAAAGGAAAAGGGCTTTGCAGAATGAAGTGAGAAATGCCAAGAACGCGTTGAAGGATTTATATGCCAAGCTTTCGAGAAGGGCTACGTTACGTGGCTTGTATGACGACAATCCGCGTTCTGATGCGGCAGATGAGCGTAAGCGCCTGAAGCGCAGGAAGAATAGGCTCAAGACGCGCCTTGGCGAGCTTGCCTCAACTCTCATCCTTGACACCAATGCCATGGCCGCGCGAGATGCAGCATGGCAAGCACGGTACGATGAAGTGCAGGAAGTGATCAATGAATGCCAGTTTATCTTGCGCGATCCAGAGCGATTTAATGACTATTTCAATGTTAAATGCCTAGCAAAGATTGACGAACTTACTTACACCACTGTTACAAAGTGTGACATCGTTGATTTTGCATTGAAAGCAAGAGTTTATAAGCGCATTTCTGGGCGTCAAAGCAAATATGGAGACAACAAAGAGCAAAAGCATAGAGACGCAGATAATGGTCTCCGCATACGCACAGCAATGTTTTGGTTGCTTTACAAGAAAGAGTCTGATGATATTTATCAGCGCGTGCCAACTGTCTTTGCCATTCGTAGAGGCGTGGAAGTGGATAACTTTGTCAGCATGCGTTTTGTATCAAATGAGGAGCGAACGAAATGGTCATTTAAGATGGAACCAATTATCGACTTGTCGGCAGAAATTCGCACTTACTTTGGCGAGCGAGAAGTGGACGTAGCCTATCTTGACACTCGCGCATACAAGAATAGCGAGAAGAATAAGAATATTCCCATTGGCAATGGCCGAGCGGGATATGTTGCCATTCACGGTCGAGTGTTGAAAACCGAAAGGCTGCTTCCTCCGCTCAATAATAATCCAGGGTTTGTGGACGAATGGGACGTATTTTCAATGCGTTCTGACACGCAAATTGCTTTCTCTTTCGATGGTGGCCCTGAAATTGCATTGGCTGCTGTTACAGAGCAACAAATAGAAACCTTCCCGCCTGCTCTTTACCAAGGGC